CGGATGGCATCTCTTGCTTGCTCCGCCGTTGAGATAGGCTTACCACCTGCAGGCTTACGCATATGGTGTGGAACAATCAGTGACGCACCTGTTTCAAATGCCAGTTCTGCCAATTTATCCGTAACAAAACTTCCAGCTGCAGGGTCGGCATTAACATCTGCGTGAATAAATGAAGCCAGTGGATCAAAAACTATAAGTTTGAGATCAGGAACTTGAAGTAGCTGGTTGGATATTTCTTTAAACTGCTGGGTAATCTCCATTCCATCTTTGGTGGTCGTAATAATCGGAAACGTACCGCCTGCGCTTGGGAGGGGAACGATAAGCAATTTTTTTATGTTTTCTTTTCGGCTTCTTACCCGTTGTGGATCAAGATGCTCCAGCCTTCGGTGAATTTCATTTTTATCATCCTCGGCAGTGAATATTACTGCTGTGCCAAATTCTTCTACATCATTGCCAAATGCATGCGGTGAGGGGCTTATACTTGTTGTCGGAGGTGAACCTGTTGCAACCTGCAGGGCAAGATTTAAGGTAAGCATTCCTTTGCCGGTATCCCCCATCGCAGCAAGCAATGAGACTATTCCCATCGGAAAGGTTTCTTTTACCAGGAATTTTTGTATCGGAGCATCCCCGTCATATTTTTCTGCTGACCACTCATAGATATTAATGCTGGTAGCACTTGCGGTTTTGATTTCAGAGCGCATGACGCTGCCAAGAAACTGATGGATATCCACGCCTTCTGTTACAGCATCGGCAGCATCCCATTTTTCCGGTTTATCATCAGGTGGATAAATAATGGAAACACTGGCAATGCCTTCGCTTTGTAGGTGCTTTGCTACGTTTTCCGCATATTCCCAGCCAGCTTTATCCTTATCAGGCCAGATAATTACATCCTTACCGGTTAATGGTTTCCAGTCTGTTTTATCTATGGGTGCTTTTGCACCGTTCATCGCTGTTGTTGCGCATATTCCTATATTTACCAGAGCCTGTGCGGCTTTCTCGCCTTCAACCAAGATAACCTGTCTTGCCGTTACCATCTGTGGCTGGTTATAAAGCGGACGTGGCGTTGGAGCCTGATATTTTCTAAGCTTGGCATCCCAAGGGCGGAATTGCTTTTTACCATCGGGTGGGTCATAGCGATAAACGCAGGCAATCAGCTGACCTTGCGGGTTAAAATAATCCCACTTGCCTGTAAAAGCCCCAAGCTCATCAATTGGGGGAGTAGGTTTTGTGTCTAACGGCTGTTTATATTTTTCCTTATAATTACCACCAAGCCAGCCTTCAATATCCTGCAATACCTCGCCAAAATTATGTCTGGCATCAAGACCATAAATATTTGCCCAAAGAGTAAATAAATCACCGCATTCGCCAGTGGAAAAATCCTGCCATAATCCTGCTTTATCGCCTGATACGGTAACAACCAGACTTTTGCCGGGGTTTCCCTGCAGGTCGCCAATAACAAACCTGTCGGCCTGAAAAACGCCCCTTGGTAAAAGATATCGTAATATCGCATGAATATTAGCCAGCATGCGCGAACGGATATCATCGACATTATGCTTGCCTGAAGATGAATGTTGCTCGGCTGCCTGATTAAAATCGCCCCAATTATTTGTCATGCATTCGCCCCCCAGCATCTGTCCTGCCAGGCGCACATTTTGCAAATGTGATGGGCAGGTGTAGTAGCAATGCGTGGTAACAGTTCTCCGGCATCACAGGCTTGCAGCACAGTTACAGCCTTATCTGTCAAATTTTGCGCAAGGGTGCAGTCAAACGGTACAAGCTCATGATAAAGCTCTGCCGTATCCTTATTAATGGCGGTAAACAAAGCAGGATTCTTTGAAATACCAGGAATAGAGCCTTCCATATATGCCTGGTAAGTAGCAATCTGACCGGCGTAAACCGGATGTGCCAGCGTCACGCCTTGTTTTTGCGTTTTAGTCCAGTTTTTATTGTTCATGGACTTGCATTCCCACAGGGCAGGAAAGCTCATATCAAGTGCTTCAGGAGCATTATTTATAATGCCGTCAACATGGCCGCGTATGCGCCCGTTTGCCACGGAAAATCCAAACTGCTGGCCGTCTTTCTTTTCGGTATATAATCCAAACCCTGCCTGACGCAGCCATTTTATAGCCAGCTCTTCAAACATATGACCTGCAGCAAATATCCGTAATGTCTGGCCGTTAAAATCACGTCCTTCATCTTTTGGAGTGTTCATATATTCAAACTGCAGGGCGCGTTTGCATTCCACACCAAGCCGGGAGCCGCCGAGATATTTCCTCGGTTTTTCCTGCTCCCTGTTTTCAACAAGTGTTTTATCTATGTGGCTGTTAACCCTGTCGGCAAATGTTTTACTGCTGTTAAAATCTAGCATGGTATTTCCACCTCAAATTCATCTTTAACGGCCTGCCTTAAATGGTCGTGATAGGCTGTAACCGTGACCTCAACGAGAGTCAGGATCTCTTGCTTGGTATAGTTAGCCAGCCCTCGATGCATGCCGATGGAGGCAACATATTCCCCAAGCGGCTTGAGCGTTGCCTGCATGGCCTCAATTTCATGTTTTGTAGGATCAATCACGGCATTTGCTCCTTTTGTGTTTTTGATGTGCGAATAGATGTCCTGACAATGCTTTGAGCAGAACTTGCGATAGGTCTTTTGCCCCAAAGCGCTTGATATTTTGTAAGGCGGCTGGACATAGCCAAAACCATGATCCATATTCAAACACACTGCACATCTCACGCTGCCCTCCCGCTATTAAAAACAAGATTACGAATATTCTTTTTGTTGAATTGGAAGGTCAGTAGTGCCGATGCCTGATAACGGGTCAGACCGTGATCATTCTTTAAATGTGACGGCAGATATCTAAGCTGCTTATAAGTTGCAGGCTGGTTCAGCCATTTATTTGATTTATGGGCGCTATCGGAGGTTTCATGGTCATTTAACCAGTCATCTGCTGCCGCAAGACATACCGTCCGTTCACCAACAGCAAGCAGTGATGTTGTAAGGTTCGTTCCGCCGCCAATGCCGTACCATCTGCCCTCAAGGAAGAATATTCCGGCCCATGCATTGAATCCTTGGGCAATAAGGGCGGCGTCATCACTGAATATATCGCACCATTTAAACGATGAGCGTGCCAGCAGGTCAATTTCCGACATGATAAAATCGGATAATTGCGCGTCATCATTATCATTGCCTGCTTTTATTTCCCAAACATAACCGCACAGTGAGCATTCCCTTGCATTTGCCGGAACTTTTGCACTGCATTCCGGACATTCTTTTTTAGGAGCGTCACGGTCTGTTTCTTTTATTTCCAGCGATACAGATTGTTCTAATGAGCCGTGCAGTAATGATGATGTGCCAAAATCAAGGACAATACAGTCGGTTTTTATAACGCCTGGAAATTCTGACGGATCAACGGTACGCAGTCCACGCCCGACCATTTGAATCATCGTTGAACGATAAGAAGACGGACGCAGTAAAATCACGCAGGATGTAGGAGTATAGTCATAGCCTTCCGTCAGTACCGCCACATTTACAACAACCTGCGTATCTCCTTCTTCATAGGATTTTAGTGCTGCTGCACGCTCGGATTTTGAAAGCTCTCCATGAACTAAAACTGCATTAACGCCATCTTCATTAAAAGCATCGCAGACATTTCGGGCATGATCGACAGTAGAGCAAAAAACGATGGTTTTGCGGTTCCCGGCTTTTTCCTTCCAGTGCTTCACAACAGCATTGGTGATAGGCCGCTTGTTCATTATTTTTTCTACTTCACCCATGTCAAAGTCGCTGGCAACCTTCCTGACATTGGTAAGTTCCTCCCTGACACCGACATCAACAACAAAAGTGCGTGGCGGTACGAGATGACCGGAGGCAATTAACTCTTCTAAAGTGATTTGATCCGACACATTGGAGAATATAGGACGCAAGCCCTTACGATCACCACGCATCGGTGTTGCTGTTACGCCATAAATCATGCAGTGGGGGTTTAATTCTTTGGCTTTATTTATAATGCTCATATAGCCGTTTGCTACGGCGTGGTGCGCCTCATCAATCACCAGCAGGTCAAGCTTAGGCATTAGCGATGTGTTGCGCGCGAGGGTCTGTACCATCGCAAAGGTGACATCTCCATCCCATGATTTGGTGGTCGCATCAAAAATAGACGTTGTTATTTTTGGGTTAACCCTGCTGAACTTTGCCTTATTTTGCGATGTAAGCTCATCACGGTGGGCAAGAACACAAGCCTTGCTGGTATTTACATTTTTTACTATTTGCGCTGTAACGCCGGACAGCATTATAGTTTTGCCACTGCCTGTCGGCGCGACACCAAGAGTGTTGCCATGCTCACGCAGCGCGGCAACACTCTTATCAACAAATATTTTCTGGCGTGGACGCAGTAACATTTAAAACCCCCTTATTTATTGCGCCCAAGAAGGCTTGCCAGTTGGATTTGTGCCAGGTGCAGCAGTGCTTGCTGCGGGAGGAGATGGTTGATAATTGGAAGATGGCGGGACTGCAGCTGCTGCCGGGGCAGTTACAGCAGCTACAGCGCCCATAATAGCGGCATAGTCCTTGTGATCAGGAGTGATTGCCAGCTGGATTTCATTTTTATCCGCATTGTATTTATCTTTGCCGATATCTATTTTGGCGACAAATTCAATGCCATCAAGATCGGCAAGGCCGTTTATTCTTCTTGCCGTTTGAGCATTTGGCGATTCATCTTTTGGCATAATGCCGCGAGCTGAATTCAGGATACCCCGAATAAACGAGCGACCCATATTGCCCCAGCTATTATTATTCTTCTGGCTATACAGACCAATATTGCTCCAGACTTTGCGTTTGGCATATTGGCCGGCTACAATCACAAATTCACAAGACAGATAAACAGCGCCAGTATCTTTGTTCCAGGTGGCATAGCCGCCAGTCCATCCGTTATTATGGTCGTCATATCCACCGGGCTTTATAGTCATACGGACTTTGGCTAACGTGCCTTTGGGTATTACATCAAAGCTGGTTTGCTCTTCAGCAGAGTTAAAATCATTCCAGTTGTTGTTCATGAGGGTTCTCCTTCAGTTTTAGTTTCAGATTGGATTTGGGTATTAGTGTCGGCAGGAAGGGCTTCGGTTTTCGGCTGGTCATAAACCAGGCGTTCAACAGCAGGCTTTACCGGTCCTTTGATTTTTGCCATTAGGCGGCCAAGATGAGGCTCTTCCAGCAGGTCAAGACGACCGCTGCGGTCTTTTGCCGGATATCCATAAGGATTCATGGTGTGATTAACGAAGGCGCGGAATGAGGAACCATCCTGCGTTTTTATTTCCGCCATCGTAATGATCTGGTCGAAAATTCCCGGCAGTTCTAAGCCTGTCTTGCTGCCATCGATCTGTATTTCGTAATAAACACGGTTAAAATCATCGGTTTTCTTATCAAGAATACCGACAACCCAAACATTTTTATTGCGTGCATGCTGGAGATGAGTAAGCCAGTTCACCATTTCCTGACCCATCAAACCGTATGCCCCGCGCATATCGGGTTTGCCGGTCTTTTCTGAATAGGCTTGTGGTTGTCCCTTAGACCATTGAAAGCAAAGACGGCCTGATACGGTTATTGAATCGATAAAAATCGTATCGTATTTATCCAGGACTTTTGGATCGCCATATTTTTCGCAAACAGCTTTATAATGTGCTTCGCTATATGGCTGATCATCCCGCAGTGAGGGATTAGGGCCGCCGATAAATACCGCAAAATCACGGCATGCCTGCCATGTGCGAGGGCGGAAAGTATCACCTTTCCAACCCTCAACAGCCAAATCACCAGCCTCTAAATCTATGAACAATGTGTTTTTTGGATCAAGCGTCCATAGCTGCGATGTTTTTCCAATACCACTGACCCCGATAACGCAGCCCTTGATACCTTTTTTCTCTTTCATGCGCTCATCGGCGCTGATAATGGGTAATCCTGACATTACGCAGCCTCCTTAATCGGAGTTAGCGAATAAGTAGGCTTTCCTGTTTTTAGAATTCTGGCAGGATCAAACACCTTCTGAATAGATTTCGGCCATGCGTTATATTTACTTTCCGGAACCTTATAATCGGTTGTGACGGTTACATATTCACTCGGATCATCGCCTTGCTTTTGAATGTCGGCAATAATCTGAACAAGCTTGTTTTGATCCCAGACCGGTTTTTTCGGAATATCGGTAGTAAGTTTAAATCCGTCATCTTCAAGGTGAATAATGCCTGTGTCTTTACCCATTCGCTGACGCTTGGCGCGTATCTGCTCTTCATATTTCATGGCAATTGCAGCTTCGACCCATTGCCTTGTTTTCTTTGCATGGTTTAATAATTCCGTAGCGTCATGCAAAAGCCCGCTAAGCTGTTTTGGAGACAGTTTTGCAATCCCTCCAATCGGCATACTCATCATCTCATCCAGAGAAATTTTATTTTCAGTCATGTAAAAAGCTCCATTTGACGGTTAAACAGTTGCAGCCTTTGGTGTTCGGGCTTGGGTATTGCCAATGAAAAAGCAACTGCCGGTATTTCCTGCCGCTATATGCGGCAGGTCTTGTATTTCCGCAAGAAACCCGACATGTTCAAAGGCTGCTTAGGGGTAATCTGCGAAACGAGGAAAAAGTGTCAGGTGCTCAGGCGTAAATTTTTAAATCTGCCTCTAAAAACACCTGCCTGATTTTGGATAAAGATTGGTAAATGGTTTCTCTGGATATGCCTTTGGATTTGCTGATATCCGTTACACTCATTGTCTGCAGGAGTTCGCAAAGCTCACCAAGCCGTAAACTTCCGGGTGCTTCCTGCATATTTTCTACAGTGCGCCGGATATCTATCTGGCAGCCAATTTCACATTCATCATGAGAATAAGGCTCTTCATAAAAGGAAGCAGAGTCGGGAATTATATCAATAAGCAGAGTTTCTCTTTGGGCATCCTCTGCAGTGACAGGTTGCTGTAACGAAAGAACGGATAGTGCGGATTTACGCTTTTTAAATGTGATATTGCGGATCAACTGTATTGCCCGCTCATCAACCAGCTTTTTGATAACACCGGCCTTTGAATGCTTATGCATGAAGTCTTTGAGTGGCAGGCGTGTAAGAAGATAAACAATCAGCTCCTGCTCCAGATCTTCCTGCTCATAAGCTGAAAAATAAGGAGTCCTGGTAAGCTCTCTGGCTTTTGTCCTTACAGTTTTAATTGTGAATGAATCGATTCCATCATAACGGTTATTAGATCTCATTGGTTTTACCCCTGAATTTAAGTTTCAGGCCGCAACAAACAGCCCGTTCAGGGATGAATGGGGAAATGTCACCAATGGGTGCGTTAAGGACGCATATTTCTTATGAAAGAATAGCGGTTAACCGCTTTGGCAGCGGCATATAGCTCCTTAAAAAAAGTGATTTTTTTGAAAAATATTTTGAATTTATGGGTGACATGTCACCGCAGATGGCAGGTGGCTTTTTAGCGTGTAAGTTAGTTATTTGCTCATAACTCCAGACAGTGGCCCCACAACATCGGTCGTAAACATAGGGTCACCAGTTGCGTTATAGCTGATATTGGTGAGAAACTGGATCTATTCAAAGTTTGTCATAATATGGAATCGACAGTATGGATTGATAGATATAGATATGGCGTTGCACTCTAAATAATTATTCTATAGCAAATTTATTTGTGACTTCCTTTAGCTCTTCCAGGCAAGGTGAAATTACGTTAATCGGAATATTAAGTTGGGCGGCATAACTTTTAGCAATTTTTAAAGCCTTTGCTTGTTGTGCCTCTATATCAGACTCGCTTCTTTCTGGTCTTACTCGCCCAATATCACTTTTCCTTCTTTCTAAAATGACTGAAGGGGCATCATAAATAAATACCATCTGACTTATATTGGTGTCTTTAAATACGTGAAGTGGAATTTGAACTAATCCATGGTTGTTATCAATCAGCATATGACAATCAAATATTACTGCTATATCAGAAGGTAGTTTTTCTAAAGATCGTTTAAATGCTTTTACAAGAATTTTCTGATTGTTTTCTAGTTTGTCTTTTTGACTAGCGCGCAACGTCTCTTTCTCCTGCTTTAACTCGGCCTTAAGTATATCGCTGGCAACAAGATGAATAGTTGAAGGCTTTAGTTCGCAGTATTTCTTTGCAGTATATCCTTTGCCAACCCCAGATACCCCAGTTAAACAAATGATTTTTCTCATTTATATCCTCAATTCTGTTAATTTCATAATTTGCTTGTAGTTATCGTTTGGCGTAACTGATATTGATTGAGGTGCGCCTTTTAGAATTTTACCGTCCTTCAACTCTTTTAATTTAATAAATTTAGTAAAATGTCCTACTAAGTAAAAATTTATAACTCTTAGTGGTTTACCACCTTTTTCCATAAGTTTTTCTTGTTCTTTTGATGAATATACCGAACGTTTTGCAGTCATTTGAATTAACTCTTTAAAATCTCTTGGCTCGTGAATACTTTCAATTATTCCTATTGAAGTTATAAAAGAGCTTTCTGATTTGTAGAATATTAATATATCACCGGTTTTAATCTGCTTAGAACTGGCTCGGCACAGATAAACTTTTCTAATTGTATTTCCAGGCACACCGTTAGGTTCTTTATTGTCATCAGGAAATAATGATAATTGTTTGCTTTTTACTTTTGGTTTAATCTCAGGAAAAAGCCTCTCGTGATATTTGGGTTTTATAGGAATAAAGAACTTAGATATTTCATTATCGTGCCTATATTTGGGGTAAAATTTAGTATGAAATTCAAACGGTGGCAGGTCTTCTTCCGCTCTTTCAGGTATTAGCCTTTTTTCAAGCATGATTTCACCCTCGCTAATTTCGCTGGAGACAAAGAACCCAAACCTTTCTAAAAAATTTATTAGAAATTCCTGTTTTTCTGGATATGCCGTCAGATATATGCCGTCATACTTATTTTTATGCGCATACCACAAAATTTGCTTTAATAATTGTTCGCCTAACTTCTCCCCCCTATAGTCTTCAGCAACCTTGAAAGTACATACTTTCATTACTTTCTTGGCATTAAAGCTTAACTTCGCATCGTCATTATCCTTTTTTATTACGATGCCGGCAAGTTTCTTATCTTCCTGGACTATCCAGCATTTTCTATGCTCTGCTACACATTTATTTTGGAACCATTCGTTGAAGCCGCTATAATCACTTCTAATGCTGTCAAATATAGGGTCTTTATTTATATAAGAAGCGATTTGATAACATTCTTTTTCTTCTACTCTTGGCAAATCTACATTATGAGTTTCGTAGGTTTGTTTTAGCCAATCTATTGCATCTTTTGCCGTAAATACACGGCCCTCAATTCCAACTCTTTCGGCTCTTTTATGAATTCCTAAATCTTCAGTAATAAGGAAATCTACGACACCAACTTCTAATGAGGATAGTAGCTCTACATCGACTAAATCATTATCTTTTGGGAGTTTTCCAAATTTTGTGACAAGAGTTTCTCTCGTGTCTATTTCTGGATTCAGTACCGTTCTTATAGGAGAGAATTTCTTTAATTTTGTCAGAATTATTTTTTTGCGCTCAAGGTCTTTGTCTCTTTCTATGTCCTTTATTGAGGCATCATGGACGTACAAAGAAACCTTATGCTTATGGCATAGTGAAGAAAGCGTTGAATATACAGGGTCTATCACCTTGTTATCTTCAAGGTGTACAACTATATTAGTATCAATTAGGAACCTAGTTTGTGGCATGTATTAACTCTTTGAAGAAGTCCTCGGTAACATACCTGTATGACTGTGGTGGTGAGAGCTTAAAATTCTTTTCTAAATCTTTCATACTTAATGGTTTAGAAAACTTTTCGACCTTCTTAAATGATATTGCAAATCCCTCCTGTACGCCGGAAAAATATTTACGAAATTTTTTATAGTCTATATAGCTATTATTTTTATGCTTCTTCCACAACTCAGAAATAGACAATTTAGTTACATTATCTATTTCAGCGTAACCTATTACAGCTTTATCTGGACTAGAGGAATATATGATTACATAAGAACCTGAAAAATCCTTCTCTGGGAACCTCCTTCTTAGCTCTACAGACTTCAAGCCATCGACAATCTTATTTGCGTATTCTGGCTTGATACTGAGTAAGAAGTACTCTTTTAAAAACTTTCTTTGCATACTTGCATTCCCATTTATTAATCTGTTCCGGATCTTAATATATCTAAATACCTCGTATATTCAAACACACGATCACGTTTGCTGCCGGTTACTTCCCTCACGATATCTAGCTTTTTTAGATGATCCAGTGAAGCGGTGGCTGTAGGTTGTGATATATCAAGTGCCTCTGCTAGCTTCGGAATGCGACATTTACCTTTTGTTTGCAAATACTCATAAACCTTCATAGCGGACACGCGCGGACGACCTAAAGTTTCAATTTTAGCCTTATCCTCAGCGAATATCTTAATAATTTTGTCTGTGCTTTCGCCGGCTTCCTTTGCCGTAGCAATAACGGCATCCAGGAAAAACTCTATCCAAACTTCCCAGGCACCATCTTCACGCACACGGGTCAGAAGTTCATAATATGCTTTACGATGTTGCTTGAAATACAAACTTAAATATAGAATAGGCGCATTCAAAACACCCTCCATACACAATAATAGCGTAATAAGAAGCCGCCCAAGCCGCCCATTACCATCTAGAAATGGATGGATGGTCTCAAACTGCACATGGGCAAGCGCCGCCTTTATTAAAGGTGGTGTTTTTCCAAATTCATCATGCAGAAATAATTCCAGATTTCCCATACATTCGGGCACTTCTTCCGGTGGTGGTGGAACGAATATAGCGTTGCCCGGCCGACTGCCGCCAATCCAGTTTTGTGAACGTCTGAATTCGCCCGGTTGTTTAGTGCTTCCGCGTCCGCCTTGTAGTAAAATAGAATGTATTTCTTTAAGAAGCCGCAAGGATAGCGGCAGTTTTTCCATGCGTTTTAGGCCATGCTGCATAGCGGCAACATAATTAGATACCTCTTCCACATCATCAATAGGTACACCGGGAACATCATGGCTTTCATAGGAAAGGAGGTCGTCAAAAGAGCTTTGAGTTCCTTCAATTTGAGAAGAAAGAAGGGCTTCTTTGCGGACATAAAAATAAAGAAACAACTTAATATCAGGCAAATGTACAAACTGTCCATCTAAACGCCCAAGGGCAATTGTGGCCTCACTAATCTTTGTGGCCAAAGCTTCTAATTCCAAGGCCGGTTTTACAGGTAAAGGATTAGGCACAAAAGCCTGAAAGCTTTCTCCTGTGGTCGAAGATTTGATATATTTGCCTGTTTTTCGTTTAATTTTCACTTAAAATTATCCTTTAATAAGAAGTTTTGTTATTAAAGGATAGCATATCATCCCTTAATAAGGAAGTGGTTTGTTAAAGGATAATAAAACAGGGGCTATCCATGATTCCATCTAAGTTAAGCTATGCCGACTAAGAATTTTACTTATTAAAACCAAGTAATTGACGCTGTTCCTGCCAACTATCCGGAATTTCCTGCTTCATTAAATCTGATAACATCAGGGATTTGGGCTGCTCTCCATTTAGAATGGCAAATATTATATCTGGGGAAAGGCAGGTTAATCGTATAATCTTACTGATGTATCCGTGATTTATTTTTTCTACCTTACTTATTTCATCAATACTTACTGCAGAATTATCATTAATTTTATCCCACCACTTAAAAGCCCTAACTATGGCTTTTACTAAAGCTTCATCATATAAATTAGAACCCAAAGCAGCCTCAGTCTCAGCGTCAGGATAAAAGATTATGGATTTGTGTCCCTTATATTGCTTCCTGAACTTTACAGGAAGCCGTATTATTATATTGCCTCCATGGAGGGCTACTTCTCGTTTATACTCATAATCTTCAGATAGTCCTTGCTCTTCTGGCTGTGCTCCAAGTTCAAAGAAATCATTGGCAAGCCCTTTAATTCCTTTCGCCATTATGGTTATTTCCATAACTTTAGGATAAACAACAATACTTGAAATAAGTGACTGAACAATCTTACGTTTTTCCAGAGGAAACAATTCTTCCCATAGTGCGTTAATATTATTCATGGAGTCCCATACCATTTTCTCCGAATATTCAGAGCTGTATTCTTTTACATTGCTCCAAACCTTTGTAATAATTGCAGGATTCTTAAAGATGATTTTCATCTCATCAAGAACAAGATTTTCTACT